CGGAAAACATTGATCGCGCCGACGAGGCCGAGGCCCGCTGCGACAATCGCTTCCTGATGCTCGGGCTCTAGACGGAGGCCGACTGCGGTGCAGATTAAAATTGCACCACGCCATGTGGAGCTTTCGGAGAGCCGGTCGAGGATGTAGAGGAGTGCTTTCATCTCCCTTCTCCGCATGTCAAAGGGTCACGGGCGATTGGCGAGGATTTGCTCGATTCGCTTGGTCCGTTCGTCGATGCGGGCCAAAGTCTCGGCGCGGTCGGCGGCGGTGGCTTCGATTTTTTGAAGGCGCTGCTCCTGCTTTTCGTTCTCCACCTCCACACGGCTGACTTTTTCGGGAAGAATCCACCAGGCTTGCGAGGCGCTGAAGACGGTCGCCACCAGGGCGAGCGCGGCGATGAACTCGCCGACGCTCATTTTTAATCCTGGTCTGTTTCGGACGATCTCGCTGCTCATTAGCTGTTCGCCTGGGCTAGGAGAGTGCCGACGATGTTCGTGGTCGCTGTGTTGTTCACTCGATCCACGTTGATGGAATCCAGACGCGTCTTGATCGCGGTGATGTCTGAAGTCGGCACATTTGCCGGGGTGGCGCGGGTGCTGACTGCGGCATCCACGCGTCCCAGCTCTGTGCTGAGTTCGGAGCGAACGGCCGAGGCTACGGTGGCGGCGCTTGGCGCGGTGGCTCCGGAGATCGGCGCATCGATGCGGGCGAGTTCGGTGCTGAGTTCCGTGCGAACGGCGCTGGCGTTTTGCGCGGCGGTTGGGGCGGCTGTCGGGGCCGTGTAGTCTGCCGAGGCGAGGCGGCTGCTGATGCTTTGGTCGATTCTCGAAAGCTCAGTGGAAAGCTCGGTGCGTGTGGCGCTGGCCACTGCCGAGGCGCTAGGCGCGGCGGTCGTGGGGATGCTGTCCAGCTTTCCGCCGTTGCGCTCGAGGTCGGCGCGGACGGCGGCGACAAGCGAGACTTCGCTGAGGTTCGTGTTGCCGATGGCTCCAACGATGGCGTTGAGGACGGCTTGGCCGTCCGCCTCGTTGAGGAGCGAGCCTTCCACGGCGGCAGCGATGGCGGTGCGCTCGGCGCTCGTTAGGCTGTAGCCGGTTTTGTCGGCGGCGGCCCAGACTTCGGTGGTGATTTCTGCGGCGGTCGGAGGAGTTGTCGGGGCTGTATATGACGAACCGGCCAAACGCGACGACACGGAGGCATCCAGACGGCCGAGTTCCACGGCGAGTTCGGCGCGGATGTCTGCCACGGTTGGGGCTGATGTGGGGGCGGCATAGTCTGCATCGGCCAAACGGCTCGAGATGCTGGCGTCCAAGTTCGCGAGCTTGGTGGAGTTTGCGTCCATCTCTTGGCGGATTGCCACGACGGTCGGCGCGGCGCTCGGGGCCACATAGTCAGCGACGGCGAGTCTGGATGAGATGTTTTGATCCACTCGGGCAAGCTCCACCGAAAGCTCGGTGCGGACCTGTGAGGCGATGGCGCTTGCGGATGGCACGGTTGGCGCGTTGGTGAGGGTCGTGGTGGTGGCGCAAAGGGTGACATTGGCGACCGTGTCGGTGGAGGCGTTGAATGTGCTGGCAGGGACTTCGGCGGTGCCGGACCACACGATGCTGCCGCTGCCGACATTGGCTCCGGCGCTGCGGAATGCGAGTTGGTAGGTGCCTGCGCTGCCGTTCATGGTGCCGCTGTAGAAGCCGGAGCTGCCGACTTCGGTGAGCGAGATGGCGGAGCCTACGGCAGAGCCGGATTGGTAGGGTTGAGCGGTGACTGTGAGGCCGCTGGTGGGCAGGGCGATGTTGAGTTCGTTGGCCATGGGATTAGGAGTTTAGAGTGGTGAGTGTTTCGGTGAGCGTTGCCTCGAAGGAGTGCGGGGCGGGGGGCCAGTTGCTGGCGGCGGGGGCGAGGCCGGAGGCGATCATGCCGTCGAGCCAGGCTTGAACGGCGTTGAGCTTCGGGGAGGATTTCGCGGCGGCGTCGAGGCGGAGCTTTTGGTAGAGGAGTGTTGTGCTGCGGTTGCCGCCGAAGCCTTGCTCGGCTGTCCATTCCTCGGCGGTGTAGACAGGCGCGGCAGGCGTGATCCACTCGCCGTTGCCCCATGTGGCGTCTTCGCTGGGCTTGGGCGGCAGCTGGGCGTAGTCGTTGGCTTTGGGGTTTCCGTTTTCGGCCCATGCGGCGAGGGTTTCGGGCGCGAGGGTGACGAGTTCGTTGGTCGTTATGTTGTAACTGTTAGGCATATACTCTTGGGTGGTTGGCAACGGTCGCGCCGTTGTTGTTGGTGATGGTGAGTCCGCCTTTTTGGTCGTTGAGGTCTCGAACGAGTGGGGCGTAGAAGGCGAGATTCTGCGGGCGGATTTTGTCGCAGGTCATGCCCTTTGCGAGGGAGGCGATTTCGGAGGCTGTTAGGGCTGCGTTCCAGATGCCGACTTCGGCAATTGTGCCGTTGAAAAAAAAGCTTGATCCAGGCAAACCGCCAAAACTTAGGCCATACAAATTCAAATCTGCAATGCTAGCGGGGACGCTACTGGTTCGTTCTGCGTCTTGCGATCCGTCTAAGTAGACGCGAGAGAAGGTCGAAGGGCTAAATGTTGCTGCTATGTGACGAGCGTTTGTTCCTACCACGGTTGTTCCTGTAGTGACGAAATTATCAGCCCCTAAACCAGTTGGGTTCATGTTGCTGCTCACTTGACCAGATGAGTTTAATTCAAGTGTGTAAGCGCGACCATCTACTGCCGTTGCTGCCCTACTCATCACGCGCCCCACAGGAGAATTGTAAACGCCTGTCGATTTTATCCACGCCGCTAAAGTGATTGCACCAGTGATTCTGGTTTCCGTTGAGATTGGAGCGGTTAAACTTTGACTGCTCGCCGCTGTAAATCCGTAGGCCATAATTAAGCAACCTGTTGCACCTCGACGGCGATGAGTTCGGCGTCTCCCGTCATGGTGTCGTTGGTGGCATCGTCGGCATCTCGGTAGATGCGGATGCGGAAGGTGTCGCCCACGGCAAGGCCATCGAGCGCGGTGGCGGTGATTTCGGCGATGGTGACGATGCCAGAGGTGCCGTTTGCGGCAGATGTGACGAGAGTGGCGGTGTCGAAGCTGTCCGAGTCAAGATCGGTGTTGCCCCGCATGATTTGTGCGCCCCATCGGACATTGCCCGAGGTGGCGGTGGTGGCCATCCACGCGAGGCGGATTTTGAGGCCGCTGGCGAGGTTGGCGTAGTCGGGGATGACGCCGGAGAAGATCGCGGATTCGTCGGTGGCGGCGTCGAAATCGAGGACGGCGATGGAGTTTCGCGTGTCCAAGGTGGCGAAGGCGGTGGCGGGGGGTTGGTTCTCGCGTGCGGAAAATGCTGCGAGGGTTTTGACGGAGGTGCCTGCGGCGAGGATGGGTGTTGCGATCATGTTTTAAGAAAATTGGAGGGTGCTGCGAGAATTCCACGAGCCGGTGGCCGAGGCTTCGGTGGAGGTGTTGCCGTCTGCGGAGAATTGGGTTCTGGAGATTTCCCAGTCTGGCGCGTCGTAGATGGAGCCGGTGGCGGGCACATCGGAATACAAGAGGTATCCGAGGTAGGTGGTGTCGCCGTTGGAGTCGAAAACGAAGACGCGATCAGGTGCTTCGCCTGCGCCTGCGAGGCGATATACCTCCCCTGTGGAAGGGTTGCGGCTGTAGAGGCGGCGGTCGGCGTGGTTGACGCAAATCTCGCCGAGGGCGAGTTGCGCGGTCGTCGGAACTGCTCCGCTCTGGACCGACTTTTTTGGAATGATGGTTGGGTTTGGCATAGGCCTTTTTTATTCAGCGGAGATTTTAGGCTCCCCCGCTTGGCGAGGCGGCATGGGCCGCCCCGCCGGGGAGTGGTTGCGGGTGGACTAGTAAACTCCGCCGTCGATCGTGGTCTCGAGCGCGGTGATGCGGGTCTCGTGGTCGGCGACATCGCTCTCGAGGTCGTCCAGTCGGCTGTCGGCGCTGGCACCTTCCAAGGCGTCCAACCGGTTCGAAAGGCTCGTGTCGGCTGTCGAACGAGTCGAAGCCTCGCTGTCGATGTTCGACTGGAGAGTCGTGTCGGCCGATTGGCGCGCTGTCTGCTCGCTGCTGATCGCGCTCTGACGAGCGGAGGTTTCGGCGGAGAGGTCGGTGCCGAGGTCAACGATGTCTTGCTCTGCTGCGGAAACGCGGCTGGTCAACGCTGTCGCGGAGGTCTCGACCCCATCGATGCGGATGCCGAGGGCTGTGTCGGCCGACTGGCGTGCGCTGGTCTCGTCAGCGATATCGTCGTTGATCGAGAGGACAGCGGCCGCGAGGGCGTTGTCGTTGGTCAGGTCAACGCTGTTGATGAGGTCCACGACCTCTTTGAAAGTATCGGCATCCGCTGTGGAGGCGGAGAGGATCGCGTCGATGCGGCCTTTTTCAGTCGTGATTTTGCCGTCCAAAACGGAGTCGGCTGAGGAACGAGCGGAAGCCTCGGCAGAAACTGCGGCAGCGCGGTCGATGATCTCTTGTGCGAGGTTGCCAGCGATGACGCCTTCGGCTGCGGTGGCGCGGCTGATTTCGCTGTTGAGGTTCGAGGTGAGGGTCGAGTCGCCGGACTCGCGAAGAGCGGCTTCCGCTGCGACGGCAGAGTCAACGAAGGTTTTCTTCGAGTAGCTCTCGCCGGAGAGGTCGAAAACGCCTTCTTCGGTTCCGATAAAAAGTTTCTTGTTCAGTTTGTCGAAGCCCAACTCGGCGAGCTGGAGCGATACTGGGGAGCCTGTGCCCCTTTTGATGCGAATTACTGGATTAGCCATATGATTTTTTTAGGTGGTGGTGGTTGTGGGTTTCGTTTGGGGGGTGAGTGTCAAAAAGCGCCGGCGTCGATGACCGGGATCATGAGGGCGTAGCTGCTGGCGGAGGGCGACCAGCGGTAGGGCATTCCCTCGTCCATCGCCTGATACAAACGGTCCGCTTTTCCGATGCTCGGGAAGCTCGAGCGCGTTGGGTATTCGACGATGACGGCGGGGAGCGTGAGGTCGAAGGACGACAGGTCCAGTGGCTGGCGAATGTTACTCTCGGTGATTTTTGTCATGCGTAGGCGAGAGTCTCCCGGTTAGCCCACGAGCCGGTGGCTTGGGCGGTTGAAAGGACGCGACCGGCGGCGTTGAGCGTGGTGCGGCGGATTGTCCAGGTGGTGGCGGTCTCGGGCAGTGCTGGCGCGGCGGGGCGGTCGGCGTTGAGGAGGCGGCCGCTGTAGGTGGTGAGGCCGTCGAGGGTGGAGTCGAAGGCGAAAAGATAGAGGGTCGGATCGATGGGCGGCTGGACGATTCGCAGGCCGAGGGCGGTGGCGGCGATCTGCGTGCCTGCGGCGGGCGCGGAGTCGAAGGTGATCGTTCCCGAGGCTTCGCTGACGGTGTAGTCGGTCGTCGGGGCTTGGGTCACGCCGTTCAAGGCGACGAGGACATGCTCGGGATCGTTGCCCGCGAGGCCGTCGATTGGGAAGGTGGTGGCGGTGCCGTCGCCGTAGCGGATCGTGCTATTGATCGAGAGGCCGGGGGCGCTGGCGATGATGTAGCTGGAAAGGCCGGTGATCTCGGAGGCGGCGTGCGTGTGCGACTCGGGCGGGAACTCGGTGGGCTTGCCGGTTAGGCTGCTCCAATCGACGGGCGGGGAGACGGCGACGACGGCGCTGGCGAAGTCGGTGATCTCGCTGGCCGTGTGCGTGTGGGTGTCGAGCTGGGTCTGAAGGGTGCCGATGCTGGCGGCGGCCTCGGCGATGGAGTCGAGCGCGGCGCCGTCGAGGTTCTCGGCGAGGTGGTCGATCCTGGCATCCAGTGCGGTGTCGGCTGCGGAAAGGGCGGCGAGGTCGGCAGGCAGGCCGGTGATCTCGCTCTTGAGGTGGGTGTGGGCTTCGGGCGGAAAAAGGGAGGGTTTGCCGGTGATCGAGTCCCAATCGGTGGCGAGCGGCGTGATGAC